ACAAGCCATAATGATTACAAGTTTTTTAACAGTCAGTCCTGTCAGTTCGTACAACATACAACCGTATGCCATACATTGAACAAAATAGTGTTCGATCCACTCGCGTGGTTTTGGTTTTTTAGAAGTCTTAAAGTCGATTATTGCTAACTCGCCGTCATATTCAGCGATACAGTCAACAGTCCCAGCAATACCAAGTTGCTTACTATATAGGGACCCTTCAAGGGCGTAAATATTATTTATACGATTAAGTTCTGATTTTGAGATCTTAAACAGAAAATCTGAAAGAGGTTGAACAGGAGGAAGGTCACGATTATGCAGATAGTTCTCTACAAGTGTGTGCATATCTGTACCACGACTTGTTGCCGCTTTTGTAACACGCTCTGCTTCTTCTTCACCAACCTTTTTACGCCAATTAACGAAAATCTCCTTATTAAAATGACTGGTCACCGAAGTGATGGAGACCAGTCGAAGGAGTTCTTCTTCGTCGGGAACTGAATAATAACGAACACCATCAATGGTTTCACGCTCCAACTGAGGGAGTTCAATATCAATATGTTTAAACATTAAAAACCAGCATCCAACTTAGCAATAAGGTATTCTTTAACGAGTCCAGAACGACATACATCTTCTATACCAAACTCAATTATATCAAATGATTCCATTTTACGCAAGATCGTCATAAAATCAATGATACCGTTTCTTTCATTTGTTTTAATAAGATCTGACTGAGAAGCATCACCGCAAAAACAAATTCTAGTATTTTCACCAACACGAGTAATGATAGAATCTAGTTCGTGGAAGTTTAGATTCTGAAACTCGTCTACAATTACAATTGCATTATCAAGGGTGGTTCCACGAAGGAATGAAGTGCTCCAAAACTTAATTGTTTCTTGTGCTTTGAGATTACCATAAAGCATCTCAAATTCAGAATCACTAGGCATTTGGAACATATATTTTACCATATTCTTATAAGGAATCTGGTAAATATCTGCCTTATCGTCGTGAGTTCCAGGAAGGAAACCAATTTCTCTTGTGGCAACTAATGAACGAACCAAATAGACTTTCTCATAAGGAGTTCTTTCATCTAGAACATCACATAGAGCATTATAAAGTGTAATAAATGTCTTACCAGTTCCAGAAGATCCGTAAGCAACAATGTGTTTTCCGTTTGAATAAGATTCAAAAAGTCGTTTTTGGTTTTCTGTAAGAGGTTCTATATCAACCAAAAAATCAGAACTTAAAGGTTTTTTCCTTTTCATTTGTTTTGCAGTTAGACCAACTCCAATAGGTTGATCAATGTTGCCTCTTTTTCTTCTTGCCATAAAATTACTTAATTTTTTTAACGTTTGAACCGGGCATTTTACCAGCTTTCGCTAGTACATCATTCCACCCAGGGTGTTTATTTGCAAGTTTGTCCCTCCATTCTCCAACTTCTCCTGGTTGAGGGCAAGTTGATGGATCAGACCAATCACGAATCCAGTCGGGATTATCATTTTTCCACTGAGTCCAGTCGTGGATACTCATTTCCACTTCTTTCTGTTCGCCAGTTTTTGTATTCACTACAGGATATGTTGCCATTGTTATAAAATCAAGATAATTTATTTAGATCCATTCAAGAGCTTCTGCAACTGTTGGAAATTGTTCGGAAAACACCTTCTTACATTCCAGAGCAATATCCATATGCTCTTTCTGAGTTCCATTAGCAGAACGAAGATTAATATAATGTATCCAACTACGGCAAGATCCCGTCATATAAATGCGCGTAGGGGTCGCCAGAGGCAGCACAAAGCGAGCACACTCCTTGGCAACTCCCGCGTCTAGAAGACGCTTGTAGAGGTTGTTAGCGGCGGTGAAATGCTCAGCAATCTCGGTCTGATATTTGAGTTTCACATAGTCTCCAAGGTCATCCGTAGAGTTCTGACGGTTCTTGGTATCCTGTCGGCGCAAGTCTGGCACAGGAATATGCTCAGTGATTAGGTTAGCATCAGCATAGCGTTGCGAAAACTCTTGAAATGTAAACGAACGGTGCCGCAGGATTTGTGCTGCGATACCACGATTCGTTTCAATCTCAAGGGTCATATGAGATTGTTCAAACACAGACCAATGATTATGCTTAATGCAATAACGCAGTAACCCTGCGTAGTTCTCGTTATCTTGGTTACTAGGGTTAGACACTCTAGCAACATATGCCATTGTCTGTTCTGCATCTGGTGTTACGCTAATGAGTTTAATGGTCATTTAAGTTCTTCCTCGTCTAAATCGCTGTCTTCAAATACTTCGTCATAATCATGCAAATATGATGATATTTTATCGTAATCAAGTCTTTTTCTAAAAGAATCTACATCAGAATAAACTTCTGCTTTCAGATTATCAATTAAAAGTTCAAGATTACGGACAATCAATTTTAGTTTTTCTCTGTCCATAAGATACTCTTGTTTGTAGATATCATAACATAAAAAAAGAGGGGTATCAACCCCTCCTGTTAAATATTGGTTCTACATCTAGAACCTGTTCGAACCACTCTCTGAGATGAATTCGGTAACAAGACCAATACTTGCAACCGCGATAGGTAAGTTGATAACAGGCAGGTGCTCTGTTATCTCTATCCATATCATCCCAGTGATAGTGGTAGTCCATTACTTACTCAACAGCAATACTTCTGCGTAAATGAGAAGAATAAAAGCTGTTGATCCAGCGCAAATACCAGTGATCAGAGGAATCATTTTCCTGCACCAACTAGTTGTGCTAATTGTGCCTGATGACGACGATCTTGTTTTTGTTTTTGTTCTTTGATAAGTTGTAGGAAGTTTAGCTTTTGCATCACTTATGTCCCTCCTTAGTATACTTAACGCCACGATAGACTTCGTTATACTGTTGGGCTTGTTGTTGCATTTGCTGTTGGTACTGGATACGCTTTTCGGTATCGTACTCAACACCACGATAAACGACTTTCGACATTGGTTTTCTCCTTAGTTTTTTAGGTTAAAGAGCGTTCCTTCAGTCGGCTTTTGCGTCTATGAAACAACCTTTTTTAGTAACTTGTTTAACTTCCCAAATAATATCATTCTTTTGCTGAGAATCTAATTTCGGATGAATATTTACTCTCCCAATAATTAGATTTGCTTGAAGACAAGTTAGTAGGATTGCTTCCATAGATGAACGATCCGTTCCGAGTCGGCTTACTTCCGTCCTATTTAATTTTAGCACTTTGTAATAACATCCTTTCGGAGTTCTAATAACAATCGGTCTTCCATTCTCTGGTGTACTATATCGTCGTTTTTAACGATATCCATTAGTTCCCACGCTGCGTCACAACTTATAGTCACAGGATATGGATTCTGAATTAGTTGTGGCGTAGAAACAGAAAGAAGTGGAACCCATGCTAAAAGCAAAAGTGCCTTAGTCATAGGATGAACGTTAGGGGATTATTATACCCCTATTCATTCTATATATGCAAGAATTATCTTAAAACCGTAACAATAGATACAAAACGGTATCATTATTATACTAAAAAACGTGAAGATTTGTAAAAACCTTCACGTGAAAAAATTTGCCGGAGATTTTTTTCCACTATTTGGGAAAATAAAGGTCAATTTCGTTTTAGCGTTCGATATAACTCAGAGTATGATTCTCTGCACACAGTTGTTGAATGATTATATCACAACCAATCTTTGGATTACAATCTCCACATGTATAAACATCTACTGCTGCCTTACCTTCTTCTGGCCATGTATGAATACTAATATGACTTTCAGACAATAAACATAATACAGTTACACCTTGAGGTTCGAACTTCTTTGAGATAGTCTGAACTACAGTTGCACCACTTGCTGCTGCAGCATTCTCTAACAAGTCTATAAGACAACGCTCGTCGTCTAAAAGAACGAACGAGCATCCATATAAATTTAATAGATAATGTTTTCCCATTTACATGTTATCCAATTCTTGAACAAGTTTGGTAACAGTTTTTTCAGTACCATCTAATTTTTTAACTGCATAAATCGAAGATCTCATGTATTTTTTAATCTTCTTATAATCCTTCAAAACTTTTTTGAGTGCATAAGGATCTAGATTAACTTTCAAATTATTAGATTCTGTATTCATTTTCTTTTCTTTTTTTCTGGTTGCTTATATCCCCAAATTTTAGGATTGACTCTACCATACCCAAAGTCAATTTTTTGAATTGCACCAGGACCAAATTTGTCATAATACAAGTCGAATAAACTTGACCTTTTACTAGTACGGCAAAGATCAATACATGTTTTTCCTTCCACTCTATACCAAATTAAATAGGCATCAGATGGAAAAGACGGATCTTTTGCTTGCTCAAGCGTAATATTTTCTACTAACAGTTGGCAACCATACTTAGGGGGAAGATTTTGTTTTTCTTCTGAAGTCCATTCCACAGTTATTTCCTCCTTCAGAGATTCTTTAATGGAATCAGACACTTTGCTCATGAACGACCACCCCATTTAATATCAGGATAAGCCTCACTCACAATTTCTTTGGTGATCTTATATTTAGTTTGAAGTTTTTTATCTTTACAAAGGCAAACAATCTCTGCTTCCAGCGGATGAAGACCTTGAAGAACATTAATAAACATTGTTTCTCTACGAAGAGAACTCAGTCCATCATTACCACCTTTAATAAAGTTATAAAACCTTTCATATTCTTTACGAATACTCGATCTTCCTTGATCATTAGCACCAAGAGAAGTCGTATTAAGTTCATTCATTTTAGAAACAGCATCAGTGATTTTACCACTGATTGTTCCGCTAAATGAATTCTGTTCCCCTACGCTTGCATAAGGAACATCACCTTCAGGAAGCATTGAAATAACAGTTTCATCAAAATTCCAGATAAAAACTGCCTTCAATGAAGGATGTTCGTATTTTTTAAGTACCTCTACTTTTTTTGCATTCGTTCTTTGCTTTGAAGCAAGATTTAGAATCTCAAAAATAAAAGGATTAGCAGGAAGATCTTCAGAAACTTCTACTACTTTCTTAGTTGTAGTTTTTGCTTCTTTAACAGTCTTCGTTTTTGTCGTAGTCATAATTTGCAAAATGTTTAATAACAAGTCTAGTGTATTTAGAGGTATCAGTCTTCCTCTTCTTCTTCATCATCAAAATATCCTTCTTCAAATCTTACTGCAACCACCTCGTCTGGAATTACGTTACCGTTTTGGTCAAAAAATTCTGGATGAAGTTTTGGTGCTTCTTGATAATTCATCATGTATTCTCTACCAACCCAACCTACCACCAAACCAACTATAAAAAACAAAATGGTCATGAATGAACCAATGACTAAACTAGTTGCTAACATGGCTTTTCTCCGGGAATTATTGTTTTTTCCTTATATGTAAGGAAAACTCAAAATAGATGGTTACTTCCCTTTTAAGAAAGCAGACCAACTTTTCATAAATGATGTGAAACGGTTTGGTTTGCTTTCTCTTTCCTCCATGTAGAATAAATTCAAGTCCACGATTAACGTAGATATCGTTATTTAGGTCATCATCAAACGATTCGATGTTCTTTGAGGAATTTGATTGTTTCAACTGATCCTCCTAGTTTTTGATCATCACAAATGACTTGTGGAAAAGTAGAACCTTCTCCAAACTCAGCATAAAACTGTTCTCTGGTAAAGTCAGTTCCTAAAGTATAAACCACAAACGACTGTTTTGTCAACTCCAAAACTTGTTTGACTTTTGTGCAATAGGGGCAATCGTTCTTACTATAAACAGTAAATTTCATATTTCTTAAAATACTCTCAATAATTTATAATAGAAAAAAGGAGGGTATAAAAACCCTCCTCATTATACCACCAACTCACCTCTCCCACCACAGAGAGGGTCTTCATTCCCAAAGTTACAAGGAGTATTGAAGACCTGAATAT